GGTCGAAAGATAATTGGCCAAACATTCGAGCATCGGCCGAGCGGAAAAGCAGGAACGCGTACCCTCGATCGCTCTCGATCTCGGCCGCCTGCTTTGCTAGCCTTTGCCGGAACCCAGTCAACGACATGTCGTCGGCGGTCCAAGTCGGCTCCCATGGCGCGATGAATTCTTGGCTTGACCGGCGAAGCTCTGACCATTCCTCAAAGTCGCCGATCGACGCGGGGCGGAGATAGACGCCGTGGCCTGAGATCAAACGAGAAATCCTCGCGACTGCACAAACTCAATAGGATCGCGCGCACTCTTTGACTGGTTGCATGGGCGGCATAACAATTGAAGATTGCGCGCGGCGTTTGATCCGCCCTTCGATAGGGCTTTTATGTGATCTATCTCACCGGCTCGCTTAAGCCAAGCCCCACAGTAGGCGCAACGATCTTTTTGTGCTTTGCGGATGCGGGAAATATCGGCCGCACAATACGATCCGCCAGCGCCGTGTTTTAAAGCGCGCCTTTTATGCTTATGAATTTTCGCTCTCTGCGGGTTTTTCTTTCGATACGCGAGATTGTAACAGCGAATTTTCTCAATATTTTCGGCACGCCATTTTCGGGTTGCCTCAAGCCGCTTCTTCCGATTATTCAGCCGATACAGTCGCGCAGATGCCAGTTCCTTATCGCGATACCCTTGGCGTCTAATCTGCTTATCATCGCGCGCCTTTTGCGGATTCTCAGTGCGCCATTTTCTTTCGTTTTCTTTCAGGCATTCGGAGCACTGACCGGTCGACGCGTATCTCGTCGCCACATGGCCGCGCCTGCACTTTTCGCCTGTAAAGAACCGCTTCGCCCCACTCGCTATTGCCTCTTTACGAGTGGGCGGAAATTGCTCTAGTCTGTCGTCAGCCATCGGCCCGCTCCATCGGGTTGCCGGTTAGAGGGCCGTTGCGGTTGACGCCGCTGCGGCCTTCGCTTTTATACTCCCTAAATGGTTAGAACGCCATACTCGTCGGCGCCGCGCCGGCTTCCCAAACCGCCATAGTCTCCCAAATTATCGGGCTTCTCTGGCACGGGAACGGATGGGACAATCATTTTGTCGATGAGCTGGAAACACAAACCAAGGCTATCTGTGATATCGTCATGGACGCCGGCAGGGAACCGAAGAATCTCTGATTCAAACTCGGTACGCCACACCGACGATGCAAGATATCTTAACCCCCGAGACGCGATGTAAGCGCGAAATGACTGCGCTCTCACCGCCTTGTCGCCCCTAGTCGGGAATGTCTCTTGCGCAACGTAAGCGCGGCGCTCGTTCATCGTTCTGCTAAGAAATGGGCCGATGCCAGCCGTTATCTGCCCTTTTTCAGATGCCCACCCCATCGGCTTCCACTTCAGAACTAAGTCGCATAGCGCAGCTACCCACTCGTCAGACGCCGCTTGCTTGCGCCACAGATCGACCAGCCACGGGTCGCCGTTAGTATCAAGCCCAATCACTACGTGGACCGTGTAGTCGCCGCCGCCGCCGGTCACAGCGTAGTCGGAACCGCCATAGAGCCTGAGGCTTTCCTTGGGCGGTACAACATCAACGGGAATCAGCCATTCTCGTTTGAAATAGTTACCGGTGTCAGGAACCGGCTCTTGCTGGTAAAGCGCTGACCACGTTCTCGGATCGCCTGCGGTTTCGGCCTTGCGATCTCTGAGAAACCGCCCGTAATCGTAGCCGTTTGGCTCATCCCAAAGCATGACGCCAGCAGGGCGGCCAAGCGGATCATCATCGGGTCCAAGAGATTCAGCCCGGATCTTAAGCCGCCGATAAGGCTTGCCGATATCTTCCATTTGCTTGACTATTCGGCCAGCTAAATCATCCTCATGAAAGCGCTGGTGCATGATGACCCGCTTGGCGCCGGGCCGCAGACGAGACGAGAAATCGTTGATATACCAATCCCATACGCGATCGCGAATGCGCTTGGACTCCGCGTCCTCTCGCGAACCAAACGGATCGTCAATGATCCCTAGAACTGCCCTGAAGCCAAGAATGCCGACGCCAACGCCAACCGCGTAATACTCGCCGCCGCCGACCGTCGCCCAGCGATTGGCCGCCGTGCTGTCCGAGCTAAGCGAGACGCCCAACAACGGGCCAGCCTCGCCGACCAGATTGCGGGTCTTTCGTCCCCAACGCTCGGCTAATTCAGACGAATGCGAGGCGGTCAGAACATCCGCGTCAATCGCTCGCGCTAAATACCACGCTGGAAACAAATAGTTAACGTAGGTTGACTTCGCGCTACCTGGCGGCTGCTCAATTAAAAGCAGGTCTTCCTCGCCGCCTATCAGTGCCTCAAGTTCGGCAATCAGAAGCAGATGATGCGGAGCTGGCTCAAAGCCGCGCGTGCGACAGAATTCAGTTAAGGACCGCCTTGCGCGCCTGCGCCTCAGCAACTCCGTCGCGGCCTGTGCGGGCGATATCCGCGAGTTCGCCATCATCCATTTCCGCCGGGTCGTTTATGTTCTTGCGTTCTGATCTCTCAATCCTTAAGCCTGTTAGAACGCCCTTTTCCTTCAAGGCGGAAATGGCTGGCGCAAATTGCCCGGCCGCGAACGCCGCGTTCCCAATCTTCACTGCTTCGTCAATCAGACTTTGGAGAGTCACTTCGGCTCTAATAGCGCCACGATCAATGATTTCAGCCACTCTGGCCGAGATGCTTTCATGGGCTTTCAACCGGGAGGCGTTGTCCTTGTTTCGTTTATAGCCAGCAAGCACATAGGCTTCGTCGCCGGTTCTGCCCTTTGACAGCTCTTGAGCGAATCGCTCGTGCTTTGGATTGGCGAGCGCTGGCAATTACGTCTCCCCTTCTGGGATTGAGTGGCGGTCGCGGATGGGCTTACGGCGAGCGTGACGACCTGGGCGCTCTTTTGGCTTGATGGGACTGTCAATATCAGCCTGAACGCGAGCTATGTGCCGTTCAAACTCGGCAGCGTTTCGGTAGGGGATCATAGTCTTAGGCATATTAGCTCCCGCGCGAAAACGGCCGAGACCTAGCCTGATACGGTACAGGTGCAGTTTCGGAGATGCAGGGTGATCGTCGGCGCTTGGTCAAGAGCCGCCGCGCGGAATGGGGAATTAAATCAAGCGGGCCGGATTGATTACCTCGAGCCGTCGGAAAGGGACAAATCTCTCGAGCACTAAGTCCTTGTTTATAAAGTGCTCAAGCGATTTTACGGCTATATATTTCTCGAGCGCCCCGCCTCCCTTAATCCGGCGCATCAGCACGCGGGTTTCGGCCTTTTCAAACGAAACGCGGGCCCATTTTTCAATGGCCCGCGCTCGCATTCTAGTAATGGCACATTCAATTTAGGTTGTCAACGCCTTCCACGCCGGTGGCGTGACGACAATCCGCGATGTTTCCACAGAGCCTCTGCAACATCGAGAATTGCCGTCTTGGTTGACCCTAGCGGCGCGGCGTCATCTAGGACAACCGCGCAGAATTGTTTGTATCGATCTCGCCCACAGGCTAACGCGGCAAGCTCGGCGGATTCAAATTCAGCAATTACTTTTTGCTCCGCCTTGGCCTTCCGCAAACAAACCTCAGAAAATGGGTCCGGCGGCTCGGATTTAGACGTTAGCTCAAAAGATGGCGACTTGATTGTCTTAGCATCCACCGCCTCTAAATACTTGACATGTCTCTCAAAAAACCACATACAGGTGCGGAATAAAGCTTCCGAATGGGGCAATTTCCCTAGGTCACCGCGCTTAGCCATAAACCCGATTTGCATCCCTCGCTCTTGCGACCCCGCCTCGCTCAACATGGCGTCTAGCCGCTTCATAATTGTTTCAGGAGCCCGCTCGGCAACCGACATGAACTCAGGTTCGGCCTTCGGCTTACGAACCGCCAACGAAGTAGTTAGATTGATTGGAATCCTAGCACTCTCGTTCATACTGCCCGCCTCAGTTTATGGGTGATTGCCAAAAGGGGCGTTTCACGGCGCCTCGACCACGACAAACGGCCACGACTGGCAGGCCACGATTTTGGCTGCCGCCCGATAGGCATCTTCCTCGCTAGCATAAATAGCAGTCGCATCAGCCTCATCGTCCTGCATGATTAGGAATATACGGCCTGAGGACGGATTGCGGACTAGGATTACCCACATGCTCATTCGCCCTTTCCCATAATTGCCAACGCCTGCGGCGAAAGCGTGCATGGCTTGTCGGAATAGTCGGTCGGCTTTGGCGGATATCTTGCCGCATCAAACTTGGAGCCGATAACCAGGTCCGGGTATCTCGCCATCAGTTCCTCGCGCGTCGGTCGCGTTGACTTGTCGGCCGGAGGTGGAATGGCTTCGCGCTCGCGGCGGCGCTCCTCGGCCCGCATTTCGGCAAAGATCGGCGCCATCTCGGCTTCGCAAGCGTGTCGAACCTCAGCAACGGTAGGAAGCCATTGCGACCGGCCAGCTATGCCAATGCGAGGGTCAGAGACCCGGCGGACGACTGCCTCAGGATATGAGCTTAGGATCGCCGCCAGTGCCCGAACGTAAATTTCAGCGTCCTCAGCCTCGCCCTTGCGGTAGCAGCCGAGGAGAATCTTCGCGCTCTCGCTCGCGATTTCTGGCGAGCAATTCGCCGATTGACGGCGGGATTGGTCCGATTGTGACCTTTCCGCTGGCAACATCTTCGCAAAGTTTCTTAGCGGCTTCATGGACGGATTTCTCTGGGTTTGATTGACGATTGGATGAATGGATTATCGTCGGCCCTGCGCGCGCCTCCGGCCGATCTTCGCTGTCCCTAGCAAACCACTCGGGCTTGAAACCCTGCCAACCGCGTTCAACCATCATTCGCGCCGCAGCGTCTGGCTTTCCCGTCTCGGCAAACCCTTTGGCAAGGCCATCGGCGGCCATCGCCGTCAGGGGTTTTCGGAGCTTTTGGCGGAACTCAACGACACCAGCCGCGACCTCCGGCGAGAGAACGGTTTCCAGGATTGCTGCCGGGTCGCGCTTCGCTGACGGCGATTTCTTTGAACTTACGTTAGTAAGTTCTTCTTTTCTTTCTATAATATCTTCTTCTATCGCATTAAGAACACGCGCACGCGAGGGAAGATCCCCTACCGGGGCGTCATTCGTTACGGTTGTTACGTTAGTGACGCTCGTTACGTCTGTTACGTCACTATCCGTAACAGTTACGGCTTTGGATATGGTCATGGCTTGTTTACGGACGCGATAGCGCGCCTGCCGCTGAGCACCAGACGACTTGGTTTTAAGGCGGCAAAGCACAGCGGCAACTTGATCAGCCGTGAATCCTTCGCCCGCCATCGCGGTTGCGACGTCAGCAGCGTCCATTATGCCTTCGCCTCAATCTTTGCCTTAGCGACCTGTCGCTGGCCGTAGCACTCGCTGAGATCGATGATGGCGGCTCTCACGCGCTCAACCAGCAAGTCCATCTCAGCGGGGCGCGGCTTGCGTTGGAACCCTCGCGCGATTGAGAGCGTTATCTTGATAGCGTTGATGCGCGAAAGTTCGGCGGCGGTTGTCATGCGATCTCCTCGCCAAAGAGCGCTAACTGCTCGCCGCATTTCGGATAGTTGATCGTTCCGGGAAAAGGGCCGCCGGAGTGATGGAATGGAAACCCAGGCTCGCCAGCGCGCACCCAGGCGATCATCGGCGGCATGGAGGGACCAATGAATTCTGGAAAAGGTCGCAAGAGCGCGTCAAACATCATCGGCCACTCGGATGGATCGACCTTGAGAAAAAGCCTGGTATCAAACGTCTGGTGACGATTCATTCGGCGGCCTGTGCTGGCGCCTCGGCCGCCTCTTCATACGGGAATCCGTCCGGCCACAGCCGCGTCTTGACCGCCTCGAAGGCGACCGAAAACTCAGGATCGGTCATCACTAGAAAGTCGGCGCGCATGACGGCGTTGCGGATTGTCGTCGGGTCACGGTCGCCGAGGCGACGGCCGATCTCGGGCGTGGACATGCCGAGGCCCTTGCGCATAAGGCGCGCGGCGGCGAATCGCGCATTGCAAAGGTGCCACACCTGACAATGGCCGGTCAGCTCAGGCAGCGTGATTCGGAATTGTTCGGAGACGGCGATGAGAATCGCACGTGGCGTGACGCGGCCGTAGAAGCGCATCACGCCTTCGACTGTGTTGGTTCGCGCTTCCTTGCGGCTTCGCAATTCTCGGACATAGTTCAAGCGCCAGCTTGAATATCCCGCCGTCCTGTTTCGCTTCGGTTCGATCTCGCAGACGCTCATGATCTCCACTCCGTTTCACGACGCAAAAGTCAGAAGATCGGCTTTTCTCTCCGGCTTGGCCGAAAGCATGTTTTTCACGGCCTGCTGGAAATAGGACGGCTTTAGCTCGAATCCGACGCCCCTGCGGCCCATGTGAACTGCGCACCAAGTCTCTGATGCGATGCCAAGGAATGGTGTCAGCACCACGTCGCCGGGATTGCTCCATAGATCGATGCATCGCTCGATGACGTCGAGCTGCAGCGGCGAGATGTGCGCCTCGTCCTTTTCATCACGGGCGTTGCGATATTGCAGCGTCCTAGTCTGGTTGATATCCATCCAAACCGGGCTGGCGTATCGCTGCCAGACTAAGACGGAAACCCACATATCAAAGGGCCACGCCTTACGGCCTTCGGCCTCAACTTGACGCCGGTGACGATCGTAAGCCTCGCGCGACACGTCGATCCCGGTAGAGGACCGAGCATCGGCCCATTTTCCACTACCGTCCGGCGCAGCGCCGATCCATTCCTCAAACATGCCGTCGATCGGTTCAGGGTTCTCGCCATGCTTGCGGAACGTGACGATGTAGTCGGCCAGCCCTTGCCCGCTCATCGAACTGTCTTTTTGAATTTGCTTGTGGAGCAAGCGAAGGCTCTTGGTGCGCTGCTGCGCGATCACCGGGTCTTTCCAAATGCAGACCTCGGAGTGAAAAATCCATCCCGCATCCTCATAGGCGCGGATGATTTCGCCGCGGAAATCGCGCATGCCAATGAACCCGTCCCGCGTTTTAGAGCGGGGCAACTGCATACAATGAACGCTGTGAAGGCGCCCAGGCTTCGTGACGCGCAACAATTCAGCGATGAGAAAGGAATAGTGTTCCCAAAATTGCGCGCCTTCGTTGTTGGAAATATCGCGATCGAAGTTGCTGAATTTATAAAGCCCGATGAACGGCGGCGAGTGGATGCCAAAATGTACGCTCTCACTCGGGACGGCGCGGATCAGTTCGCACGCATCGCCCTGATAGATTGCGTAATCGTCATTGACAACCTGATCGACGGCCTTGATCTCCGCCACAACATTCATGTGTTTCACGCGGCTTCTCCAAGCCAAGAGGGGATGACAAGCGGTTCGGTCGGCGAGTAATCAGGGCGATCGCGAGCCATGCCGCGCACGCTCTGGCTAGACAAATCAGCCATGTGCATGACGAGAGCCGCCGCCATGCGTTCCGCATCGGCCTCTTTGCGGCGATAGTTGGCGACAACGGCACCCTCAGTCTCCGCAGCGATGAAATGGACGTTGACTTGCTTGCTCTGCCCGAAGCGCCAGAAACGGCGAATGGCCTGGTAGGTTTGCTCGAAACTATCGCTGGCGCCGACAAAACCCGTATCAGCGCAGTGCTGCCAATTCATCCCGTGGCCCGCGATCGATGGCTTGGTGACAAGAACGCGAATGCGCCCCTCGCTGAAATCAATCAGCTTGCGCTCTTTGTCCGCGTCGTCATCAGAGCCCCGAACCTCGACAGCGCCGGAAATGCCAGACGTGATTGCGGCGCTCTCGTCGTTGAGATTGCACCACCAGACGAACGGGCGATCCTTCGGGGTGAGGGAAATCGCTGTCTCAACGCGATTGGCGATTGACGCCCGCCGCGCCTTGATCCTCTCGCCGAGACCTTGCGCCTCCATCGGGAACAAAAGCCCGGTGTCCATCGATGGCTCATAGGCTACGCCGACCGTGTGCTGAATTTCCCTGAGCGGCGGCAGATCATAGCCTGCGTCGTCGTATCCAAGGTCTGACGGCTTGCGCAGCATGACCGACCACGACGCCATCCATTTCCAAAACGCATCCTCGGCGTGACCTTTGAGCCGCCATTTTTGCGTCTCACCGCCATCGTGCGTGAAGAACGTCGCCAGCATATCGGTGTAGGACATGACGCCAAGAAATTCAGAGTGGTTGCCAAGCTCCATGAAATCGTTGGGCGCTGGCGTCGCCGTAGCTGCTAGGCGAAATGGAATTTGCGCGCATTCCTCAATCAATTTCGTACGATAGTGGCCGTCCTGAGCCTTCAAGATCGAGGATTCATCCAAGACCACGCCGCCAAATTGAGAGAGATCGAAATGCGGCAATTTCTGATAGTTTGTGACGCACGTTCCGGTCTGCACGTCGCCCTGCGTCGTCACGATTGACGCCTGCTCGCCGAACTTATCGGCTTCGCGAATGTGCTGTTTGGAAACCGCGAGCGGCGCAAAACACAATACGGGCTTGCCAGTGTGCTTCGCGACCTGGCGCGACCATTCTAGTTCGATGAGCGTCTTGCCTAGCCCAGTGCCCGCGAAAACGGCCGCGCGGCCCCTTCTGAGCGCCCAACGGGTTATGTCGGCTTGGTGGGGCTTGAAGCAATCCGGCATAGGCGCGGGGTGCGCCAGACCTGTCATCGGATCGACGACGCGCTTGCGAGCGAGAAACTCCTGATAAGCGGCGCTCAATTCTTCGCCTCCACACTCTCGACAGGATGGCCTTCGTGTTGCTCGAGCGCAGGAGGGCTAGGAGGTTCGCCGGGACCAGGCCAGTTGAGCCAAACCGAATACTCACCATGCGGCGCGTGAAGCGGCCCCTTGCCATCCGGGAGCCATCCTTGGGCCAGATAGGCGTCTATGAGATGGAGGCGGACGAAGCGCGACCATGAAATGTGGCCGGTCACCGAATTACCTCCGTCACATTAATCCCATGCGCTAGTTCGGCCGCCTTTTTGCGCAGACGATATGCGGCTTCTTTCGCGGTTCCCGTCGATTTGACATCTTCGATGACTGGGCCGAGCCGGCGATCGAGATACGAAAAGTCGGCGGTAAACCGACAGAAGTGCTTTCCGTTGATCTCGACGTTCCAAGTGGGCTGAACCTCTAGGCGGTCGATCTCGCCTATGCGCTGCAGGAGCTTCAATTCGGCGTAGCGGAAAGCCTCTTTCTTGCTGTCGAAAACGATGCCATCCAAAGTGCGATCAACCTTCGCAGACACGGCAAAGCGGCCAGGCGCGCGGCCCATCGCTGTTTTGAAGAAGGCGTTCACTCCGGCGCCTCGAAGTGTTCAATTGCGGCTTTCCCAAGCGGGAGATCGGCGAGCATTCCGAGCGCGCCCATGTAAACCGCGAGCAATTCCTGTTCCTCGCGCTGCTTGCTCGCGTCCTTCTTGCGAATAGCGACGAGCTTGCGGAGAATCTTGGCGTCGAAGCCGTTTGATTTGGACTCGGAGTAGACCTCTTTGATATCCTCGGAGAGCGTGGCCTTCTCGGTTTCCAGTCGCTCAATTCTTTCGACGTAGGAGCGCAGTTGTCCGTTGTCGCCAATTGATGCTTCGCTCATTTTTGCCCTCTTTCCTTCGCGACCCGCTCGCGGGTTACGTCTGCAATCGCACCGGCAATCTCATCGGCGACGCGTAATTCAGGATCGCTAA